CTACAGGTGTTTTCGCCCGACGAGCGCGACCAGTGGTTCAAGGTGGGGCTGGCGCTGGGGCGTGCATTCCCCAACGACAAGGGTGTGTACGAGGAGTACGCAAAGTGGTCAAGAGCTTCCCCCAACTACAACGCTCGGTCGGACGAGCGCACGATGCACGACTTGTACCACCGGCAAGCTCAGTTGCCGACCAAGAGCAAGTACACGCTCGACACAATGATCATGCAAGCGCAACAGGTCGGCGTGCAGCTGAAACTGTTCGTGCATAGTTTCGACGACCTACCTCCGACCGAGGAGGAAAAGAAGATCAAGCGCATGTTCGGCTGGGAGAACAACGCGCACTCTGCAGCGGACCTGTTCGCCAACCCGCCGCCCCCGATGGAGTTCATCGTCGAGGACATTCTGCCCAAGCACCGCACGACCTTTGCTGCACCGGGCGGGACAGGCAAGACGCAGATGACGCTGTGGATGGCGCTGCACGTGGCGAGCGGCAAGCGGATGTTCGACCGGTACGAAGTCAAGCGTCCTGGGCGGGTGCTGGTTATGAACGCCGAGGACCCGAAGCGTCAGCTGCAGCGACGGCTGATCATGCTGGCCAACTGCATGGACTGGGACAGCGACGAGCAGAAGCACGCTGCTTTTGAGAATGTGGCATTCGTGGACTTTGAAACCGACACAATAGCGTTGTCCTCGCAGGTGCAGCGCACCAACCACTACGACATCACTGCCACTGTGCAGGAGATCATCAAGGCGTACCGGGGAGCGGGGATCTCTTGGGTGATCTTCGACCCGATGACACTGTTCGGCTTCGACGAAGCTGGTGGCAACGACTCTGCCTCGGCGATGATGAAGGCGTCTGGGATACTGGCCGACCAGCTAAACTGCGCCGTGACTTACGTCACGCACACGACCAAAGCCGGGGCAAGGAGCGGGGAAGCCGACATGCACACCACGCGTGGCGCAGCAGCATTCGGCGACCTGACTCGAGCGCACTGGAACCTCGTGAACTTCAGACCCTACGACGCGGCCAGCAAGACTCGGTATCTGCAGCTCTCGTTCGACAAAGCGTCCTACGCAGCGCCGCAGCCACCCGTGCATATCATGGCCGTAGAAAACAACACATTCATCACGTACAACCCCGAAGAGGACGACGGCGGGGAGTTCGACGACGCGCTCTGGGAAGCGGTCAAGCGTGCAATAGACACACTGCGCAAGAACGGCGAAGCGTGCTCTGTGGACACCCTGTCCACTTACGGGTACGAAGTCGCCGGTCAACACGTGGGAAGAACCCGAGCCAAGCCTAAGATCCGGGAATGGCTCGAGGAGGGAAGACTCGAAACTGTGAGCGAAGGCAAACGCAAGCAGCAGGTGCGAGTCAACAAGCAATGGGAAGACGGTAACTTTTAACTGGAGCAACAGCAATGAGCAATGAATATATTTGGACCTCAGCCGGCACAGACATCACGGTGCGGTGGCGCATACAGCACGGGTGGATCCCACCGAGCGAACTCCCACACTATCAGGAGAAATGGAAACGGTTTCAAGAACTGCCACTGCGCAAGTTGGACTATGCCGCGCAGGTGGAGTATGAAGAGGCAATGGCTCGGCAGGGCGTGAAAAGCTGGGGTGGTGTATGACTCGAGACGACATTGTTAGGATGGCGCGGGAGGCTGGTGGCTTGAATTGTGACTGTTGTTTGCCTGAGCCTGAACCGCATGAAATGCAAGAGTTCATTGAACGCTTTGCCGCCCTTGTTGCCGAGCACATATTGTCAGAACTTGAATATCTTCCGGGTCGGCAACCAGTGCAGGTACCGGTAGCAGAGTTTGTTGAGATGGTTCTAGAGAAGGAACACTTGGTAGGCAAGCCGTTGGTATGGGCGCAGTGGCCGAATGAGGAGAAGAAATGAGACTGTGCATATTGGCTCTTGCCTTGACGCTAACGGGCTGCGACTGGGAACAGAAGGGCGAAATGATTGAAGAGGTGCCGCCGGGGTGGAAGCAGTTTGTGACTCCCGGTGCCCATATCACCTATGTTATCCCCGTCGAAGTTGACGGCACGAGATGTGTAGTGGTCAGCGGCAACAGCAGCGGACGCGGCATCACTTGTGATTGGGGGGCGAAATGAAACGCTGTCGGCCCAAGAAGCTGTACTACGTCTGTTGCCGTTGGATTGCTTACCCAAAAGGCGGCGGCAGAAACTTTATCCGCACGCCGTTTTTAGGCCGCGCCCGGTATTACGCCAAGCGTCTAAAACTCAAAGTGCGACAGATTGATGTACGAATTCGTGGCAAAAAACCGTATGTTCTTAAAGGGAGTTGGCTATGACAGATAAAGGGTTAATGGAGCAAGCACTGGATGCATTTAATAAAATGATTGGCAGAAAACCGGAATTTGTAGAACAGGTTATCACCGCTTTGCGCGATAGGCTGGAGCAACCAGAGCAATTAAAAGCAGAAGAACACTCTGTCTTGCGGCAAGCCATTTGGGACAGCGCAGAATTAGTCGCCCCACCGCAGCGCAAGCCGCTGGATGAAATAGCCGTGTTTGATCTGGCAGACCAACACATGTACGGAGGTGGCAAGAACTACGGTATTTTGGAGTTTGCCAGAGCCATTGAAGCCGCACACGGGATTAAGCCATGAACGAAAAGATTAAAGAACTTTCTGAACGGGCTGGGAATGACTGGAATCACACTCTTGAATCAGATAAACAGTTTTTACAAAAGTTTGCCGAGTTGATTGTGCAGGAATGTGTTTCTATCTGTAAAGAAAAGGAACGACCAAATCTTTATGGTGTTAGAGAAGTTGAAGCAGAAATTAAACAACATTTTGGAGTTGAATGATGGGTGAATTACATTTACCTGAACTTTGGTATGCCAAAGCACATATGCCAACTCAGCGAATTTTTAAAGACTATTTTTGTGACAAAATGTGTCCCGGTTGGAGCACTACTCCATTTGGAAATTTGCACGCAGTGGCTATTAAACGTATTGCAGAACTCAACACTAAGATGCCCGACCAGTGGCAATACGTCATCCTTGGTTGGGAATTAAACAACTCAAAAACAGAGCAGGAAGAAATACTATGACTAATCACGCAGAAGAACTTGCCAAACTAGGATGGCAGTATTTTGAATGCCCTGCTTGTGGTTCAGAAGGAGCGAGAGCGTTTTCTAAATCAGAGCAAAAGCCGGTGGCGTGGATGGTGTACACACAAGACGGACAATCTGTTTATGTAACTGACAACCCTACTCATATTCAAGACAGGCAACAGGCTTTGCCTCTTTACACCACTTCGCCACAACTCAAGCCGCTGACGCTTGAACAGCAGGACGAAATTGTCCTTCAAGCCTCAGAGAATGATTGGCACGATTACGAGTTAATCGCGGCAGTCGAAGCCGCACACGGGATTAAGGAATAACACATGAGCACACGCATGACTAAGACATGGTTTGACGGGGAAAAGATAGTTACGCAGGAAATACCGGAAGAACAAATTTACACAATCGGACCTCTTTATATTCCCCCACCACAGCGCCCATGGGTTGGGCTAACGGATGAAGAGATAGCAGAGATAGCCTCAAAACCTGCCGCTATCGTTGACTCATATGTCCACACATTTGCCAGAGCCATTGAAGCAACACTTCGGAGCAAGAACACATGAAGTACCGAAAGAAGCCGGTGGTCATCGAGGCCACGCAGTGGTTTAAAAATGGCGACCATCCATTGGATTACAGCAAGACGCACGATGGACTTGCTGGAGGTAAGTTAGTGCAGTTCTCCCCAGAATACCGCAAACAGATGGAGTGGGAGGGCGACATTGTGCGCTATTTCCGCTCCCCGGATGTAGATGGAGAAACCCTCTGCAAAAACTGTGATAAGCGTATGCATGACCATGGCTGGATTGACACGCTTGAGGGTGGTCATGTTGTATGCCCCGGCGATTGGATTATCACTGGCGTTAAAGGAGAGCATTACCCTTGCAAACCTGACATCTTTGAAATGACTTATGAAAAGGAAGAAACATGAGCGTGATTACCCCGCAACAAATGATTGAGTACATGGTGGAAGCCTTAAACAACGCGGTCAAAGATTACCCAGAGGAAGAACAAGAAGCTGCCAAAGCAAAGATACTGGATGCGTTTAGCGCAGCTATGTTTAAAGGACCAGTGAAGGAGAAGAACACATGAAGTGTCAATCCTGCACAAAATACTTTGCAAACTACAGGTGCTCAGCAGCGTCTCACGGCGAGTGTGACTGCCCGAAATGTCAAGGGTTCTGCAGTTGCAGAGTGCTGATCCCCTACAAAGACATCAAGAACCTTACCGAGCGGTGCGAAGATCACCCCGATCACGACGGTGAGAAAGTCACACACATGATGATTGTCGCTCGGCTTTGCGAAGAGATTGCCGAGCTGCGAACCTACATCGAACTCAAGGAGTTGGACAAATGAGTGAACCGTGGAAACGTCCGTGGCAGACTCTGGACGACGCCGAGTACCAAGAGATCCTCGCCAAGCTGGGCGACGGAGGGCTGCTGGCGTTTTACATTTTGATCGAAGCGAAACTGCGGGAGAAGAACACATGAGATGCCCCGAGTGTGGCGAAACCATGCGCACTAAAGACACCCGGCAGTGGAGGGATTTTGATCGGCTGTTCGACTGGGTCGAGCGCAAAAGGGTTTGCTCGTTGTGCAACCACTTGGTTGTGACGATCGAGCTGCCGAAACACGTTTGGGAAAAATACTTGGAGAAAATCAATGACTAAGTTCCACAATGGGTTCATCGAAGGCGGCACCGCACGCGACAAACTCAAACACATCAACACATGGATCGCCCGGTTGAGGGAAAATCAATACACCCCACACCCGTTCGACATCGTAGGAGCAAACGCGAATGAGTCAAATTTGTCAAGTGTGCCAAAAACTCCCCGCCAAAGAGCTCGCTCTGCGAGCTGATGGGCGGCGACAATGGCGATGTCAAACCTGCCTGGATCGGAAAAAACCCGCCGGGTTCACTATCAAGAAGAAGGTGCCTGAAAATGCAAAATGACCCTGAAGACGAAGCGTTCGAAGAACTGGCTCGATCACAACTGTGGCGCAAGCGTCAGATATCAGCCCTGCGCGGCCCAGAGGACGCATTCCGGGAATGGTCTGACCGTTCCCACTCACCCCAACAAGCCGAGGTCGAGCGGAGCGCATTCTTCGCTGGCTGGCGAGCGGCGATGGAGCAACAATGAACTACGAAGAACTACGCAATCTGTATGCAGCCGTCGTCATGCACGCGCTGATCGGTCGGGGCAATCTGGGGAACGGCGCGGAAGCAACGGCGGAACTGTCGTTTGAGATTGCAGAATACATGGTGAAAGTGGCCCGACGGAACTCCGACGGAACATACAGTGAGTAAATACAAGGTTCTCGCGGTGATCCGTCGATGTTCCGTCGGTGTCCGTCGGGTGTTTCGAATCAAACGTAGGGGGTGGGAGAGGAGCGTAAGCGAACTCCTCTCCCCCCGAGTTCCGTCGGTGTTCTCTTCTCTAAGGGGGTCAAAAACGACGGAACTCGGAAGTCCTTGTTTTTTAAGGGGAAAACGACCTCCTGCCGCCGAGTTCCGTCGGTGGGGGTCGACGGAACATAATTGAGCTCGGGGGAGCTATGGGAAGGCCGAAAAAAGAACCACCAAAAGCATTTCATTTTATCGAACTTCAGGCATACTTCCATGCTATCTGTAACTTGGAGGAAAGCATGGCGAACAAACACACCGCAGTGATGGCTCGGGGCAAACAGTACAAATCGATCGCGGCAGCGTTCATGGCGCTGGGACTGCCGATGGCCCGTCATCAACTGTTCCGTAAGAAACTCAAAGCCGAGAAGACTGCGGAGTTTGAAGGGATTATGTTTACAGTGGTCGAATGAACTTTCAGGTGTGTTGCCTTATACCATGAGTTGGCCGCATAATTCGTGCAACCGCTACTTCTGAATTGGGCAAAAGAATGCAAGACACCACTGCAGCCGAGCCACCGAAGCGTCGTGGTGGGCGTCAGAAGGGGCAGGTAGCGCTCAAGCGGCAAGCCCGAGAGCGACTGCTGGGCAAGCTCGACATGATGTCGGTGACGCCGCTCGAGGTGATGTACCTGACGATGAAGGACTTCTGGGACAAGGACGAAAAGATTGCCGCCTGTGCAATTGCGCGTGACTTGGCTCCGTACATTCATCCGAAACTCACCGCGATTCAACAGCAGATCGTCACGACTGAAACTGATAAGGTCGCCGACCAGCGCGTGTTCGACAAGCTGCTCGACGCGCTCGAAATCGGTGTTTCAATGCGCAACGAGATGGCCAATGGGCGCACTGCTGGCAAAGTGATCGCGCAACAAACCACGCTCGTTGAGGAAGACTACGAGGGATGAATTCTGTAGCCGTCGATCCAGCGATCATTGCGGCGGCACGCGAGAACTTCCCACTGCTCGACGCACCGAGCCAAGCCGCTCTCGAGCGGCGCATGTCTTGGCTCAAGACCGCAAAGCCGCATCAGCTCCCACCGAAAGAGATCTGGTGGAGCATCTGGCTCTTGTTAGCAGGGCGTGGCGCTGGCAAGACGCGCAGCGCAGCTGAGTGGGTGTGGTGGGCGGCGTGGCGCACCCCACAGACTCGGTGGCTGGTGAGTGCGCCGACGTCGGCTGACGTGCGTGATGTGTGCTTTGAAGGCGACTCGGGTCTGATGAACGTTGTCCCGATGGAAATTGTTCAGGACTATAAGAGTTCGTTGCACGAGATCACACTCATCAACGGGTCGATCATCAAGGGCATACCAGCGTCTGAGCCGGGAAGGTTCCGAGGTCCGCAGTTTCACGGCGGGTGGCTGGACGAGCTGGCGGCGTGGGACTACCTCGACGACGCGTGGGACATGATTCAGTTTGGGATGAGGCTCGGCAAGCACCCGCTCCTGCTCTGCACGTCCACGCCGCGTCCCAAGCCCAAGATCATGGAGTTGGTTGACCGTGACGGGCAGGACGTGGCCTACACCATAGCGTCCACGTATGACAACAAGGACAATCTGGCTCCGAAGTTCATGGAGCAGATTCTGCAGTACGAAGGCACCAAGCTGGGTCGCCAAGAGATCTACGCCGAGATCATCGACCCAGAAGAGTCGGGTGTGATCAAGCGCACGTGGTTCAAGCTCTGGGACGCTCAGACACCATTGCCGAAGTTTGAATACGTGGTGCAGTCTTATGATTGCGCAACGTCCGACAAGACTAAGAACGACCCGACTGCGTGCGTGGTGCTCGGAGTGTTCCGGCCGAACGAAGATGCGCCGATGTGCGCGATGCTCATCGACTGTTGGGAGAAGCACATGCAGTATCCCGACCTGCGTCCGCACGTCGTGGATGAAGCCACGGTGATCTACGGCGACGTGAATGAGTTCGGAGTCGGCAAGAAGGTCGATCTGATCCTGATCGAGGACAAGTCTGCAGGCATTTCGCTCATCCAGGACTTGCAGCGTGCCGGACTGAACGTGCGTGCGTACAATCCGGGCGGTGCTGACAAGATGCAGCGACTCAACATCGTGTCGCCCATCATTCAGCGGGGGCTGGTGTACATACCCGAGTCGATGCACCGACCTGGGTTCGCTCGCGACTGGGCCGACCCACTCATTGGGCAGGTGTGCGCATTCCCCGAAGTGCGTCACGACGACTTGGTCGATGCGCTGACGCAAGCTCTGAGGGTGCTGCGTGATATGGGCTTCTTGGTGGTGGACGTGTTTAACGACGACAGCGACGATTGGGCCGACGAGACAAAGCCACGACGCGTCAATCCCTACGCAACATGAGCTTGCAGATTTTCACGCCGGAGCAATGCGCCGACATCGTTGCGGCGTTCGACGCGCACGAAAGCAAGAATGTCGAAGGCGAACTGCAGAACGATCCGTACTACCGCAACAGTTTCGGAGTGTACCAGCTGCCTGAGTCGCTCAAGCACGCAGAGCACGTGACGCGCATCGTCAAGAAGATCCACCCTAACATCAAGTTCGACAGTGTGTACACTCGGTCGTACCACAATGGGAGCTACTTGCTGGTGCACACGGATCGCCCCGATCTCGACCTCACTTTGAGCGTGTGCCTTGAGAATAAGCGTGGCTACCTGTGGGATCTGAAGATCAGCAACGTGCCGTGGGAAGGTGGGTGGAAGAACGACGCCGACCACACGCCGTGGACGGGCAGTTACAGCACGACGCATCTGGGCATTGGGCAGGGCGGGTTGTGCGAAGGAAGGAAATATCCGCATTGGCGCGATACTTTAATTTGCAAGCCCGAAGAACGGCTGGTGTACGCATTCTACCACTGGTCGTTCACCGAGCCTGTCGAGCAGCCGGAGCCATTCACCCGCGAGCAACTCGCGATGGATGTGCTGGCGCGGTTGCTTGTTGACACGTCCTTCGCAGTGGCTGATAAACTACTCGACCGAGTGAAACATGGCTGATCCAAGTAAAGTTCGCGGCATCCTGGGGCTGTTCAGCAAAGCTGCACCGGCCGAGGAAGGTGCTGGTCTGGCTCGGCGTGCAGCTTCGGGCATTTCAAGACCATCAGGTGTGATGCTTCCTAGGGAAGTTGAAACTCAATCCTCTGCAATCGTCAGCCCACACGTTTCACAGATGGCAAAAGCGATTGCGTCACCTGAGGCGCGCACACTCTCTGATGAAGAAATTAAATCATTGCTGAATGCGTCAATTGTTTCTCGAAGGAAAATACCCAGCGAATTAATCAATCATGGAGCTTTAAAAACTGTTTTTGACACCAACAGAACAGGAGCTGCTAACGCTAAGGTCGGCAAACTAAGTCGTGGTATTAGAGAGCCAGAGCTTTTCGCTGGTAAGCAGGGGCAGACTTATGCTGCTTTAGTTGAAGACCCAACAGTTGTTGTTCCAGAAAACATTTGGCGCAGCTATGGCAATTATGGATTGGAGTTCAAACCAGAAATAAAATCTCGCACAACCATTTCAATCGGCGACTTGACAAACTATGGAGGTTTTCCTGAAACAGCGAGGTTGTTTTCCCTGATCAAAAATGAACAGTTTCCTGTTTTACGCGATTTAGCAAGAGCGTATTTAGACTCGCACCCAAAAATAAAAAACTCTAGGCGAGTAACAGATCCAAAATTTTTAGACAATTTCGGCAAAGACGACCAAGCGTTTTGGGAGTGGGCAGGGCTGACGCCAATTAAAAATGAATTCAAAAGACCGTTCGCAGGAGCTATAAAAGTTCCACGCGAGTTGACAGATTTGAGCAGTGTGCCTCTGTTGCCGCATGAACAAAAGCTGCTGGAGTCGGATCCGATTTCTGAAATCTTAAAGCTGAATGTGCGTAATAATTATCCTGCGCAGACAGACAACAATCTTGATTTTATCGAAGCGCAAATACACGGCCCAGTAACAACGGAAGACGTTGCTCGTGTTTATGATTACAGCAACAAGCCATCTTCGAAAACAGAAAAGCAATTTAAGAAGCTCGGCATAGACTATGTGCCTGTTGAGAGTCAAGACTACGCAGAAGGTGGTGTGGTGCATATGGATAAGGGTGGTAGCATGAAAGAGCAATTCAACCCATTCGCTTATCTGGCCAACCTCGTTAACCCTGGTCAGTACAATGAAAAGCCAGTGCGCCAGATGCAGTCGGGTGACACCGGCACGATCGCGCCGGTTCAGCGCAATCCGTTGTACGGCGTGCCGGCTGATCTGCTGCAAGCTCTCCATAACACGACGATCCGCAACCCTGAAGAGATGACTGGTGCTGAGTTCATTAGCAATCTGACTGGCATTCCAGCCTTGGCCAAGACGCTCGACCGACTCAGCGGCGGGTTCCAACTCCATTCCGGCTCTGGGCAGGCGACGCAAATGCTCCCCGAGACGCGTGACGCGCTGCTCGCCGTGGCTCCATTCGCTGCTAAGCCAGCTGTGGCGGCAACTCGTGCAGCGGTGCGCGGCGTCAAAGCAGCCGAGGACGCAACGATCGGCGGGTTGCAACGTGCGCGCATTGGCCGTGCAGCTGAGCAAGCATTGCAAACTCCTGAAAGCACATACGCGCCTTTGCGCGAACGTATGGAGAACCAAGGCAACCTTCAGCTAGCAGTCAAGCCCAAAGGCGGGAACTGGGCTCCTGCTTATTCTGATTCTAACTTGGACAGCGTTCTGCGCTCTGTAGAACCTTTGAGAAGGAAGCCTGCAGTTGCTAATGCCGATCTTGGCGCAGAAGACATTGCTCTGAACCGTTGGCTCGACAAAAAACTCACACCATACATTCGCAACGAGATGGGCACGCCCGACGACCCGATACGTCTCGCTCACGAGAAAGGTTACACACACAGTCCAAGGATCAACAATATCGAAGTTGATATGGGAGGGTCTTGGTTGCCAGAGCGTACGGCCGAGGCGCGTGTTGCGGCTGGTTTCCCAGAGGAAGGAATTGCAGTTCAAAAGCACGCTGAGGCGGGTTACCCTGAAGAGAATTTGCTCAACACGCGTAAAGCTGAAGAGTGGGAAAACGTTGCCGACACCGGAATCACACAATCACCCGCCGCCGCTTACCAAGATCAACTCCGAATTGCGCGCGACTCGCAAAACTCTGTGGGTAACGCTGAAGGTGCTTTGCAAAGGGCTGAAAAGAATCCTTGGATTGAAAAGCTCAGTCCAGAAACTCCAATTTATAAAATAGCTGATGAACACACTTTTGCTTCCGATTTAGATTTCAATCACCTAGTTGACGAGTTATACAACGCATTGAGGTCTGGTTCAGATCTGCCAGCGAATCTGCGCCTCACACCCAAACAGCTCGAGAAAGTTACAGTTGAGCAAGCTGTCAAACGCGTCAATGACATAAATGAATGGCGACTGAAAGAGAAGAGCGCAGTCCTCAAAGACAACGCTGCCACATTTGATTACAAAGACTATCCCGACACAGGTTACAAATGGGTTGAGCTGAAATTGCCCGAGTCGGTTGAAAACGGAACCAAGTCTCTTGAAGAGGCTTTGAAACACGAGGGCAATGTGATGGGCCACTGCGTTGGTGGTTATTGCCCCGACGTCTCTTCTGGCGCATCGCGTATTTTCTCTCTGCGTGATCCACAAGGCAAAGCGCATGTAACTGTCGAAGTGCATCCCAAACCTCAAGAAGTTGAAGGTGGTAAGTTCAGCGACATTTGGGACGCTGCTATGGAGCGCGTTTCGGAAGAAGAGTTTGCTAAACTCGAGAATCAGCACAGAGATGTGGACCTTTTCGATGCATTCAGAGATATGCACGGAAGATACGTCGACGATTCAAACGCAACCATAGAAAGCATTCTGGAAGAGTTCAATCCTGAGAAAGCTGCTCAGTTCCGTGCAGAACTCCAAAATCAAAAACCAAGCATCATTCAGATCAAAGGCAAAGGGAACGCAAAACCAATCGCTGATTACACTCCGTACGTTCAGGATTTCGTTCGTTCAGGTGAGTGGAGCAAGGTGAATGAGATAGAGCATACTGACTTGGTCGACTTAAACGACCGTCGTTCGATCGACAATGCATTGAAAAAAGTTTCTGGTGTTAAATCAAAATCTAAAATCCCGCAAGAATATCTAGATCAATTCGAAATTGCATGGACATCGAATCCTGACGCGTCTCGATTCATGACCCAAGAAGAGTTTGCGCAATTCATAGGCACACCGCCAGCCGAAGGCTACGCAGAAGGTGGCTCGGTCAAGTCTGACTTCTTTATCGACCCATCGTCGTACGCCCAGTCGCGCTCCAAACAGATGTTCCCCAAACAGAAAAGCGAGTGGACGCAGCAGGACGCTGCACGCCATATGCTTGCATCCGGAATGATGGCGCAGAAGTTTGGTCCCACCGTTGCAAAGATCGCTGTTCTGGCGCATGAGCACGGGAATGCGCCGGTCAAAACGATCGGCTACATGCTCGGCATCGGCAAGATGCCGCCAGACTACGACCAAGACTTGCACAACAATGCGTTGGGCGTGCAGATCGGGAAAGAAGCCAAATCACAAGAAGACTTAGAATCCCGTATCCAGGCTATATTGAACAGCGCGACCAAACAGCCCACGCCGGGTCAGCCGTGGATCGGTCGGCCGAATATTCCGAATCAGATAAGCGATTACGCTCGAGGCGGCAAGGTTTCCACCAACCCATTCGATCACTTGGTGTGACGGCACTTCAACTTTAGGATATAATCAGCATCATGCCTGAAATGCCCATTGATCCGATGCAGGAACAAGACCCCACCGCCCAGCAAGCTGGGCCGGAGGACGAAGAGGGTTTGGTGCTGGACTTGGACGACGAGTTCGCAGAGGTTGAAGAGCAGCCCGACGGTTCAGCCATCGTCCGCATGGACGAGTTCAAAGGTCCCAAAGAAGATCAGGACTTCTACGCCAATCTGGCCGAGGAGCTTGAAGATTGGGACATGGACAAGATCGCGCTGAAGTACATCGACCTGATCGAGAAAGATCAGGAAGCGAGGAAAGAGCGCGACAAACAGTACGAAGAAGGTCTGCGGCGCACCGGGTTGGGCCACGATGCACCGGGTGGAGCGACCTTCACGGGTGCGTCCAAAGTGGTTCACCCTGTGATGGCTGAGGCTTGTATCGATTTCGAATCTCGAGCGATCAAGGAGTTGTTCCCGCCCGACGGTCCAGTACGCACCAACATCATTGGCGAAGTGGATCAAGAGTCCGAAGCTCGAGCTGATCGTAAGCGCGACTACATGAACTGGCAGCTCACCGAGCAAATCGAGGAGTTCCGGGACGAGCAGGAGCAGATGCTCACTCAGCTGCCGCTGGGCGGGTCGCAGTTCATGAAGCTCTGGTACGACGAGAAGAAACGTCGCCCATGCGCGGAGTTCGTGCCGATCGACAACATCATGTTGCCGTTCTCGGCGGCTAATTTCTACACCGCGCAACGTGTGACCGAAGTCCAGGACATCACGCAAGAAGAGTTCGACGACCGGGTCCGGCGTGGTCTGTACAAAGACGTGGCGGTCACCCGAGCCACGCAAGAGCCAACGATGACGGCGGCTGAAAAGGCCAACGACAAGATCGAAGGCAAGCAGTGGCAGGACAACGAAGACGGCGTGCGTCGGGTGTATCACATCTACACCAACTTGGCGCTCGACGACGACAGCTACAGCAAAGGCGAGCTGGCACCGTACATCCTGATGATCGACGACCTGAACACCGAGGTGTTGGGCTTGTACCGCAACTGGGAGGAAGGCGATGATTCGATGGCTAAGTTGGATTGGCTGGTCGAGTTTAAATTTATTCCTTGGCGCGGTGCTTACGCTATTGGCTTACCTCATCTTATCGGTGGTCTCACTGCTGCTCTTACCGGTTCTTTGCGTGCTCTACTTGACACAGCGCACATCAATAACGCGGCGACAATGCTCAAGCTCAAGGGAGCCAAGATATCTGGGCAGAGTCAGAACGTTGAGGTCACGCAGGTAACCGAGATCGAAGGTGCTCCCGGCGTGGACGACATCCGCAAGCTCGCGATGCCCATGCCGTTCAACCCGCCTAGTCCGGTGCTGCTGGAGCTGCTCGGCTTCCTCACCACTGCAGCTAAGGGTGTGGTCACGACTTCCGAGGAGAAGGTCGCCGACGTAACCAACAACGCTCCGGTGGGCACCACGCAAGCTCTGATCGAGCAAGGAGCTGCGGTCTTTTCTGCGATCCATGCCCGACTGCACAACAGCCAGCGCAAGCTGCTCATGGTGCTCCAGCGGATCAACCGTTGGTACCTCGACGACCAGCGCAAAGGCGACGTGGTCGCTGAGCTCGAGGTCAAGCGTGAAGACTTCAACCGCAACACCGACGTGGTGCCGGTTAGCGACCCGCACATCTTCTCCGAAACCCAACGCATGGCGCAAAGCCAAGCGGTGCTGGCGCTCACTGACAAGTTCCCCGACCTGTTCGACCGACGCGCAGTCGTGCAGCGGATGCTCAAGCAGATGAAGATCCCGAACATCACTGAGCTGATGCCGGCAGTCGCTGAGCCGATGGAGATCAATGCGGCCGAGGAAAATGCCGCCATGTGCATCGGTCGGGCTGCGTTCGCGTACCCGCACCAGAATCAATTGGCGCACCTGCAAGCCCATCTGGACTTCGCGCTCAACCCGATGCTCGGCGGGAGTCCGTTCATTGCTCCCACATTCCTGCCGATGTTCCTGGAGCATTTCAAACAGCACATCATGCTGTGGTACCTCGGCCACATGAATGGGTACGTGGAGCAGTCCCTCGGCAAACCAGTCAAAGACTACGACATCGCCGGGATCACTGGCGAGATCGACAAGCTGTATGCGCTGGCCTCGCAGCACACCAAAGAAGATTCGCAGATCGCGTTCAAGCAGGTTATGCCGGCAATGCAGCAGATCATGCAGATGCTGCAGCAGCTCAAGCCCACGCCGCCGATGGACGCTGGCGACCAAGTCATTTTGCAAACCTCGATGGCTGAAACTGAGCGGCGCAAAGTCAAAGACATGGGCGATCTGGCGCTGCAGAAAGAAAAGCTCAAAGCCGACATGCTGGCCAAGAACCGGCAGCAGCAGATCGACATCGCACTCAATGCTTCCGACCGACTCACCGAAGAGCGTATCAAATCCGCAGAGCTGACGCACGACGCGGCAATTCTGCAACACGAGCAGCAGCAAACTGCTCTGGCCGCGCAACAAAGCGCACAACAAGCCTTAGGAGGGCTAAATGGCATCCAATGACTCTCAGCAAATGAGCGAGATGGTTCCTCAGCACAAGCGCATGGCGATGGGCGTGAAAATCAATGGCTCCTCGATGAAAGGTGAATCGGCTCCAGCTAAACCTGCGGCGAAGTCGGGCGGTCTGTCTCAAGCCAAAAAGAAGTAAATGCGATACGTCGGCGACTACATCGGTGCTGTGGAAGCCGAAAAGCGTAAGATCTCTGAATCTTTGGTCAATGGCAATGCCATGACCTTCGATGCCTACCAACGGCTAGTTGGCCAGCACCAAGGGCTTGTGAAAGCTCTGGAAATTTTGAACGACCTCTTGAGGGAAGAAGACGATGACAATTGAACGGGACGCTTCGAATGAAGCAGCGTTGCGGGAAGCATTTCCTGCAGTCGATCCCGGTGCAATGCCAGTGGGTGGACGGATCCTTGTGCAATGGCGACAGACGCGCAAGACAGTAACCAACTCTGGCATTATGCTTGTGGAAGAGACCAAAGAAACCGAAAAGTGGAACAATCAGGTGGCGAAAGTCATCGCCCTTGGTCCGCTGGCTTTCAAACAACGCGACACCCTTAATCCGTGGCCCGAGGGCAACTGGGTCAAGGTGGGTGATTACGTACGTATGCCTAAGTGGGGTGGCGATCGCTGGGAAGTGATCTACGGCGACCCGCAGCTGGGCGAAACCGCACTATTCAGCGTGTTCAACGATCACGAAGTCATCGCCAGGGTGACGGGTGATCCTTTGAAAGTGAAGGCATTCCTATGAACTCTACCGAAAAGTTAGATCTTCAGGTCTCGGAAGGGAACGATGGGTCAGCAATGGTTTCTGTGGTTGAACCTGGTTTTCCAGTTCTTTCCAACAATGACTCTCATGAAGGCGAAGGAGTTTCCTCAAGAGAATCCGACACCAGTGACAATGGAGCTGATAACATTCCGGACATTGACCCGGAACGTGAAGCAATCCGGGTCGCTCGTCGCGAAGAGCGACAGCTCAAGAAGCAGATTCACAAAGCCAAGGCCAGTGAGTCCAACCACCTGATCACCGCGCTGAAACGTCAAAATGAACAGATGGCTGAGCGTCTGGCTGTTTTGGAGAAGCGCACCGCTGGCTCTGATCTCGCCCGGATCGACAAAGCGATCGAAGACGGCCATTTGAGGCTTCAGTACGCAAAGCTGAAGATCAAAGAAGCCACCGAGATGGCCAATGGCGCTGCTCTGGCCGACGCGCAAGAGCAATGGTACGAATCCCGTCGTCAGGTTGAAGCTCTCGAGGCGCTGAAAAAGAAAGTGGTTTCCGAGCCTCCGCAGCAGAATGTGCCGCAAGCTCCGGACCCCTCGCTGAAGCGTCACGCTGGCAACTGGATGGCTCGCAATGATTGGTTCGACCCCGAAGGTGGCGACACCGACAGCCAGATCGCTACCAAGATCGACGAGAGTCTGGTCAAAGAGGGTTGGGACCCAAAAAGCAGTGAATATTGGGAAGAACTCGACAATCGTTTGTCGAAATACCTTCCACACCGTTATAATACCGAACAAGATGACAGATCTTCAAATAGGAGGCCCCGATCTGTGGTAACTAGTTCTGGCAGAGAAAGTCGCGCGACCACCAAGTCGAACGAATTCTACATTTCGCCAGAACGTGTAAAAGCGATCAAAGATGCTGGGCGATGGGATAACATCGCTGAACGCAACAAGATGATTCGCCGCTACGCTGAATACGACCGCATGAACCGGAGCTAACCATGCAAGATACTCGACTCAAAAAGAACCTTCTCGCTGGTGGACGTGAATCCCGCGCATCGCAGGATAGCAAACGTGCACCCGCCAGTGATGATTTGGCAAGTCAGCAGGAACGTCGCAGAATGTTCCGCAATGAGTGGATTCAAGAATCCCTCCCGACCCCTCCGGACATTCCCGGATTTCATTTATGCTGGTTATCAACCACCAACGGCTACGACCCAATCCATAAACGCATGCGCATGGGCTATCAGCCTGTCCTGGTCGAAGAAGTTCCCGGATTCGAGAACTTCAAGGTCAAATCAGGCGAGCACACTGGCTTTATTGCGTGCAACGAGATGCTGCTATACAAACTCCCGCAGGATATATATCAGCAGATCATGGAAGAGTTCCATCATTTTGCGCCGCAGGACGAAGCGGATAAGATCCGTGTCCAGGTAGAGAATCTACAAGGCGCTCGCGATAGCAATGGTCGGAGGCTTGGTTCGGTGGAAGGTGAAGGCATCAATGAGCTCGACAACGTTAAACCCGTTCCGGTCTTTACCTGACGGATTCAAATATTTAATGGAGTTAGCAATATGAGTGCTACTAATGCTCCGTTCGGTATGCGCCCAGCGTTTCATCCAACAGGTTTGGATCGTGCAGCGGCTCTCACCGACGGCATCGCTTCTGCGTACAATACGGCTATTCTGAAAGGTCAGCCTGTAAAGTACGACACCAACGGCAACATCGTAGTCGCGGCTGCTGGCGACGCTTTCGTAGGTGCTTTTGCAGGTGTTGAGTGGACCGACACGACAGGTCGTCGTCGCGTGTCTAACAACTGGCCTGCAAATACAGCCTATGTAGCTGGTTCTTGCATTGCGTATTTCTACAACGACCCTAACATCGTTTATGAAATCCAAGCTGATGGCTCACTGGCTCAGACGTCGATCGGCGACGAAGCCAACCTGAGCAACACCACCGCTGGTTCCACGACCACTGGTTTGTCGGCTTGCACGCTGTCGACCACTCTGGCCGGTGCTAACGCACAGGCTCAGATGCGCATCGTCGATTTGGCCCCCTACGTTGATAATGCTTGGGGTGATACTTACACCGTTGTACGCTGCACGATCGCGAAGTTCCAATTCTCGCAGATCTACACAGCCGCCAACACCGCAGCCTACCCGGTTGCGATCTAAAGGAGGCTAAGTCATGGCAGCTCCAATGCGCAGTACGGACTTCCGGAGTATCGTTGAGCCAATCCTCAATGAATGCTTCGATGGAGTCTATGACCAACGTACCGACGAGTGGTCGCGGGTTTTCCGCGAGCAACAAGGTATCCCCCGCAATTATCACGAAGAGCCTGTCCTTTACGGATTCGGCGCTGCGCCACAATTGCCCGACGGAACTCCGGTTTCGTACCAGCAAGGTGGCGTGCTCTTCCTCCAGCGTTACGTGTACAACGTCTATGGTCTGGCGTTCGCGCTGACCAAAGTGCTGGTAGAAGACGGCGACCATATTCGCATTGGTCAAGTTTACGCTCGTCACTTGGCTCAGTCCCTGATTGAGACCAAAGAGACGCTGAGTGCAAACGTGCTCAACCGTGCTTTCAACTCGTCGTATGTTGGTGGTGATGGCGTTTCGCTGATCAACACCGCACATCCGATCGTGAGCGGCACGTTCAGCAACCAGCTCGCTACCGCAGCCAACCTCAGCCAGACGTCGCTCGAGCAGATGCTCATCCAGATCCGTCAGGCTGTTGACAACAACGGGAAGAAAATCCGTTTGGTCCCACGTCAACTGGTGGTCGCACCTGGGAACGTGTTCCAAGCCGAAGTTCTCCTGAAGTCGGTGCTCCGTGCTGGTACGGCAAACAACGACATCAACCCAGTCAAGTCCATCGGGCTGCTGGACGAAGGTGCCGCTGTTCTGTCGCGTCTGACCAACGCCAACTCGTGGTGGGTTCAGACCGACGCGCCCGAAGGTATGAAGCTCCTGATGCGTCGTGCGCTTGAGAAAACCATGGAAGGTGACTTCGAAACCGACTCCATGCGTTACAAAGCAACCGAGCGTTATCAAGTGGGCTGGACCGATCCACGTGCAATGTACGGCACGCCGGGAGTCTAAGTCGGTGGGGGGCTAATCGCCCCCCGTTTTTGTTTTTGGTTGGTCAAACTTTTCAAGGAGCAGACCATGCCTCAGTTTTCAGATGACCTGTTTTTAGGTCCGGCCCAGACTTACATGGGTACGGGTATTCGTCCGTACACCACCACTGCTACTGGTGGATCTGGTGGCGTTTCTTCTTCAACCCTGACGGTTACTTCCGTTGGTTTTGGTGCGCCGATCGCACTTGGGATGTACGTTGACGGCACGAGTGTTGCCGACGGCACTTACATCACTGCGTTTGGCACTGGTACCGGCGGTGCTGGCACTTATACACTTAACCAAGCAATCAACGTCGCCAACACGACAGCGTTGACTCTGCACAGCAATGTTCCGTTTGAGAATCCTGCCCCGATGGATCTGGGTATTGGACCTCTTGGCCGGATTTACGTTTGGGACGTTATTCCTCAAGCCAAGGTTGCCAACAACCTTGCAACCGCTCAGTCGCCCACCAGTGCATTCACACTCACAGCTGGAACTTCGGTCAAGGCTGTGACGCTGAACAACGGTTCAATCGGCTACGCACTCGATGTGCCCCGAGCTCTGGTCATCACGATCGGCGCAGGCACGATTGCCAACCGCAACATCACGATCAGCGGCTTTGACTACTACGGTCAGGCGATGAGCGAAGTGATTGCAACTGGCACGACCCCATCAACGACTGTTGCTGGCCTGAAGGCGTTCTACATCGTTACCTCAATCACCACCTCCGGCGCTGTTGGCGGGACGGTTGCGGTTGGAACGACTGATGTTCTAGGTCTTCCGGTTCGCGTGACTAACGTGGCTTACATTGCCAGCGTCAAGTCCAACAACACGTTGGCTCAGGATGCAGGTACGTTCGTTGCAGCGGACACTGCAACAGCAACCACCAGCACTGGTGACGTTCGCGGCACTTACGCTCCTGCTACCGCATCGAACGGTATCGTTCGGACAGTGATGGGAATCCTGTTGCCCGGTATCGCAGTTGGTCCAAATGCAACCCGAGTTGGCGCTCTCGGCGTCACGCAAGCCTAAAGGAGGCTACAATGGGTCAGTTCAAACCAATGGTCAAGATGGAAACAACCGAGCCTTCGGTTATTCTCCATCTCAAGAAAGGTGGGTCGGCTAAAATGCCGGTTCGCAAAATGGACGGCGGCGCAATGGGCGCTGCTGGCCCTGTTACCCCTGTAGCTAACCCTGCAGCTGCACGCGCAATGGCCGCTAAGCGTATGGCTCGCCGCCCTGCGCCTATGACC